GTCGTCGAGCGTGTAGCGGGTCGGCACCAGGTCCCTGGACATCGGGTGTAGGCGGACGAGCTGCAACACGCCAAGATTTGTATTCGCGCCGAGCACTGACTTTGCCTGCGCCGCGATTGCCTGGATACATTCACGCACCGCTCGCGGATCAGGCGTCGATAAAATTTTTTGCGCCTCCTCCGGAGTGAGCAGCTCGATCTCGACATTGGTGAGGCCGCGGCTGCGGAGCGCGTCCTTCATCGCGTTGGTAATTATGAATGGAATGCCGGCCATGGCCGTCTCCTAGCGCCAACGGATAAGCGTTTGTCTCTCGTGCTGTGCATCCACCGGCTCGCACGCAAACGGTTGGGCGCGTCCACCACACACCAGGCAGTTTGGTCGCCCACACGCCATGGTGCCGGGCCGTGGATAGGGCAAGCCCATGAACTTGCTTCGCAGCCAGCCGCCACCGGGGTCGGGCTCGTCCGGTTCATACCGGCTTCCATAGAGCGTAGCTCTCATGTGATTTTCCCGCCCAGCTTATAAAAAAGGCTGTGCAAATATTGATGCTGCTTCACGGTCGGCTCGCGCCCGTACACGGTGCGCGATGCCATGTCGTCGACAAACTTGTGATTCGTCTCCGGAAGCCGATGTTTCTGGCGCCGGCAGTAGAGCGCGACCTCGGTCCATTCGAGGGAACCGTCGGTGTTGCGGAAGGCGCCGGTGCTGTGCTGCTTGCTTTCCGCCGCTCTTACGCCCTCGGCGTAACCTTCGAGGCGGGCTTGCTTGATGGCAGCACCGATCTTCTGCTTGGCCTCCTCGGTCAGACCGCCACCGCCGTTCTCAACATGATCAGCGAGATCGAGAAAGCTCAGGCGATGGCTCTCCAGCAAACGCGCCATAGCGCATAGCGCCGCAATGGCCTCCCCCTGACTGTCCGACGCCAGCCGACGAATGATGTCGCCAAGCCTGGAACCGTGACGGCCGTCCCGACGTGCGGTGAGCTCGCGCGGCAGTGCCATGACTCACCGGCTCCTCTCCGCCTATAGCGCCCGTGTGATCAAAGCCTCGATTCGCTCGATGATGTCTTCATGCTGGACGAACTCGCGCACCTGCTGCGTGAACCCATCCACCGCTTGAGGACACATCGCCGCATCGGAAGTGCGCCAATACACCGATGCAACCACGGCTAACGTCAGGGCGGTGTCCGCCTCGGTGCTGTCGGCTCCGGTCAGAGCCGCCAGGATGCCGTCGGTGAGCCGCACGATGCGGTCTTGCTGAAGCTTATTGCCGTCGGTCATTTGCCGCGCTCCCGTTTTATCCTGCGCTTGTCGAGTAAGTTCTGAAGCGGTTGACGTGTGACCCAGTCCTGCTTGCAGAGGGGGCTGCAAAAATGCAGCGGAAGATCCACTGGCGCGTCTTCCAGACTTTCGAATCCAAGCTCGCAATTCCAGCAATGCGGGCCGTCACCATGGGCGATAGCCTCTCGGTAGCTTAGGATGTCAACTAGTTCGTGCTGTTTGCCGGCGTCGGGCTTACTCATGTCGTCCTCCAGCATCGCTCTTTGTGGGGGCACAGTCGGCAACGCCAGTCTTCCGGATCGTCGAAGGCGCGCGGAAGCAGCTCTCCGGCGCGCGTCGCCTCGATGATGTTGACGGCACGGTCGGACCAGAGCTGCGCGCGCTCAGCGTCGAACGGCACGAGGAAGTGCAGCCACTCACAGGTATCGGCGTTTGTGACTGTGAACAGCGCGGGGTTGGTGATGTTGAGATACGCTTGGTAGAGCGCCACTTGCACCGCATATTGCGGAAAGGCCCTTTCGAGGCCGTCGCGTTCGATCGCGCGCCAGTTCTTGGCATTCGTGCATTTATGTTCCCACACGAACGGATAGACGACGTATGCCCCCGGCAGGTCAGGACCGCTGTGAATGACCCCGTCAGTGTGGCCGCGTAATGCCCCGCCCACGGCCGTGAAGGCGAGCGCCTCTGGAGGTGCAAACTTGAAGCCGATGGCCACAAGACGCTGACGCGCACGCTCCTCAAAATAGTGCCCGCGATCGAAGATCTCGCGCGTCCTGGCCGCGAGGACCGGCTCTACCCACCAGTCGAATTGAATGCGCCGCGCACACTCATGCCCGATGATTGATGCACCGAGGTACGGACGCGGCAGCTCGGCGGTTGTTGCCGCAGCGCGTTCGATGGTGTCGTTGAGAGCGACATTGACTGGCCCGAGCGAGAGGGAAGCCCTGTTCAAATTGAGCATGGTTCATACCCTCGACCCGATCTCAAATCCCGATCTCGTCGTTAAGCTCGGTTAGGTCGGTTAGGTCCATCAATGGGTCTCCTGCCGCGGCATTGGCCTGACGCGCAATCATGCTCGCGCTTGATTTTCGACTAATACCTTTGTCGCTTTGATCGCGTGCAATCATTGCTTTGCGGATTAACCGCATTGCTGCGAGCAAGAATTCGGCCATTGTCTCGCGTGACCATTGCGCGAGCGGTTTTGACCAATCGATATCGGGGCAGGCGTCTGCCAAGTCTGGCAGGATCACCATCACAGCGCCGGCGTCCCAAGGCTGGGGATCGAGTGCGATCATCCTGATGATACGCTCGGTGTCGATCTGCTCCGCGGTCGCCTGCTCGGCGCGCTTGCAAATCCAGGCGAACAGGCTCGCAGAGAATATCCAGCCGAGCTCGGTATCGCTTAATCGCCCGACCGGCGTGCCGGGCGGAATGGGGCCATCCGTCGAGATGACCCCACGCGCGGCCTCGATGGCGGCGGCAGTGGCTTGCCGCTGCCAAGCATCTTCAAGCGCGGACAGCGAGACCTCGCCGACGGTGCGGGTCTTCTTCTTCACGACGCCCACCCCGGTCGCTGGATGGGAGGTGCAGACTGGGGAGGCGTGGAGGAGCTCGCGGCCCCACCACCATTGAACGGCGGCGGCTGCTCGCTCGGGTGCCACTCTTTCTTGTCGGGTGTGATGACTGCCGCGAGGATGTTCTTGTCCGACCAGTTCTCGCCCGTGCCGTCATTCTTGGGCCGGCCCTTCTCGATGCCGATCTTGCCCACGAAGGTCATACCGTCGAACTGCTTGAGGCTGACTGTGCGGGCGGCACGCGCTTGTGGCGACACGTCGTCGGGCTTGAGCCCGAGCGCGCTGTCGAGGATGGCCCTGAGGACGCTACGGGCGATCTCGGCGGCTTGCGCCTGGCCTGTCGTAGTGCCGTTGAGGATCCACCGTTCCCAGAACTTGCGCTTCGCGTGCGGCCCATCGGCGACGACGAGCTCGCAATCAAGCATCTCGGCATCGCCGGCGCGGGTGCGCTTGAGCATGCCATCCTCGCCGACCCCGCCCGGGCGGACGTGCAGGACGAGGGTCGCGATCGTCCCGTGTGGAATGAGCTCCAGGTCGCGCGGGGGCGGGGCGTCGGTGTAGTCATACGGACACATCTTTAGCCTCCTCTTTGCTCGCTTGGTGATTCGGTATGCTCGGGTGAAACGACAGTGAAGGGTTTGCGCTGACCGGGGCCGGCTAGCTTCTCGATCAGCGCGTCAAGGTTTGGCGGCTCAATTTGCTCGAGCCGGCCGGAACGATCCTTGGCCGGATAGTTCCAGGGGTTGGGATTAGTGCAGACGAAGGCGCGCGCCGGCGGCTTGCCATCGCCGAAGTTGATCCAGTTCATCGTTATGATTTCATCAACGATTGCCGGCAATTCGCGGCCAGTTTTTCCACCTTCGATTTGCGGTTGCCACGTCGCGATGTTGAAATCGTCGACGTTCTTTTCGAGCACAGCCACAAAGATGACGGTGCGCGCGTGAGCGTGCTGCAATTGATTGAGCCAGCTCAGCATGTTGCGGGCGTGCACTCCGTAGATCGCACGCAAGTCTTTGCGGCCGCGATCGCTGATAGCCTCTGGCTGTTGCTCCGCTCCTGCAAAGCTAAGCCTGGCGGCGGCGGTCAAGCTGTCGACGAACAGGATTTGGTAACCCGCCAGACATGCGAGCTCGGGGTTTTTCATGACTTCGTTGTAGTGCGCCTCGCTATAGGCAACGGTTGGCGGCAGCGCTGGATTAGGACCGCCGAGGGCACAGGCGAGATTGCGGCATTCTTCCCACGTCCGCGGGCGCACGCTCGCGACGGAAAGATCAGCTACGGCGATGTCGCCGGCCTCGATATCGACGAACAACGTCGACGCCAGCAGCTCCGCGGACAAGGTGCGCAGTAATGAGGTCTTGCCAACCCTGCTCGGACCAACGATCAGGATCTTGGGGCCGCTTTTTTCTGCCAGGCGCTCATCCGCCGTGATGATCTTCATGACACGGCACCCAATTGCTTTGGATGCAGCATCCCGTACAGCGCGATCAACGAGGCCTCCGCACGACCGTGATCTTTCTTGCGCGCGAGTGCTGTATGGGCGGCTGGAAACAGCTGCAGGGCCTTCTGTCGCGCACTTTCCTTGTCCTTGCCGGGCAGTTTCCAGAACCGTTTCCAAGCTGGCGGCTCGACGATTTCGACCGGGATCGAGCACAGTGTGATTGCTGCTTCGATGGCGCCGACGACGCGTCCGTATTTGAAACCCGACGACGCGCCTTGCTTCGGCATCGCTTGGGCGCGTTCAAT